ACCCCATACCTTGTGGTGGATTCTAATAGTAGACCACTCATTTCTCATAGATACAGGAGTACTGAATCTGATGTCACCAACCTTTCTTGAACCCTCTCTTTCTACAGGAGCATATTCAATAGAGAATCTCTCTCCAGCTAGAAGTCTCTCAGCAGGAATACCTTGAGTAAGACCACCCATAGTCTCACACTTGTAGACTGCATTTGTACCCTCCATTCTAGCATCACCAAGGATTCTAATAGGATATACTTGGTTCAGATTACCTACAATAACCTCACCATCAGCAAACCAATCCTCAGGGAATACAAGATAGAATGGTGATGTACCAATACCTACATTACCACTTTCCTCTGTTACTACTGTACCATTCTCATCTCTTGCCTCAACTAGAGGGATATTCCTTCTTGATGAGCCAATAACATCCCAGTAGTACTCATCATCAGTCTCAAATTCTCTTACAGGGAACTGATTAAGGAATGTGTCCAGAGTCTTACCTCTATAGAAAGCAAGCAACTGAACCATAAGGTTAGTTGCCTTTTGAGGTTGCAACTGGAAGATTGAGCCAAGGTGATTGTCACTTGTCAGACCTTTCCAATGTTGGAAGCCTAACATTTGAAATTTACCTAATTTACCAGCCATAAAACTTAATTTATTAGTTAATCAATTTTATATCATACATCAAGTGACCAGCCTTGTCCTACATAAGACTCTGGGTCCTCTTGAACACCACCTACAAATTGAGGATTACCTTTAGGTCTATCGGTATTCCTTAGTGTATGTTCCAACTCTCTGAGGCTGTTCTTGACTTCTTTCTTTACTTTACCTTTGACAAGCATATCAAGGTTCTTGAAACCATCAGTAAGAGTAAAGATAACTCCCAGCTTCTTTCTAAACTCAACTGGGTTCTCTGTCTCATACTTCTGGATAGCTGTCAGATACTCACCATCCTCAGTCTTGTAGACTGGTTTGGCAATGTTATCATAAGCCTTTTGCCTTGTTGCCTTATCCATAGTGATACCCTCAAATATCTCCTTATCCTCAAGCATCTGCTTCTTTAGGTCTTGGGCTTCTTTCTTGATTCTCTTCTTTTCAGCCTCAGCCTCTTCCTGACCCTCTTTAATAAGGTCATCATATTGCTGCTTGAAATAGGACTTGTTACTCTCTAGGGCATCCTTAGCATCCTCTATGTCTGAGCCACTATCAAAAGACTTCTTGACTTCTCTAGCTGCTCTTTCCTTTGAGAATCCTCTGTTGATAAGGTCTTGGAATATAAGCTGCTTTCTAAGGTTCTCACCTTTATCTGACTCATCCTTGATGGCATCCTCAGTAATCTTCTCAAGATTACCTAAGACAGCTTCATACTGTCTTATCTCATCAGGGTCAAGGTCAGCATTAAGAGCAGCACTGATTCTCTTCTGAGTCTCATCAAGTCTGGCATTAACCTGCTTGTCAATGGCTTCTGCCAAGTCCTCTGGAGACTTAATACCTTTAACAAATTCTTCATCAAGGTCAGGGAGGACACCATCTTCTACTAAGGCACTGGCAATGGAATAGTAGAAGTTAGAATTGGGAGAAGAACCATTATCCTTATTAGAGTCAGGTGTCTCTCCTTCCTTGTCTTTCTTATCTTCTTTATCCTCACTACCTACGCTCTCTGGTTCAAATAAATCATCTGGATTTACTTCTTCCTCAGTAGTTGGTTTATCTTTGTCCTTGTCACCATCCTCTGCATCTGGCTTATCTTCTCCAGTAGCAGGAGGTGTCTCTTGTGTTTCATCACTATCATCAAAGAGGTTTAGTGTATCTATCTCCTCTCCAGATAGTATAAAGCTATCATTCAAACCATCCATATTTCTTCTCCTTTTGGTTATTAAACTATGCAAAGGTATTAACTATTCTTCAAGTGGGCAAGTACCTAATACAGATAGTTGTTAAACTATAAATGAAATCCTTATTTACTGGTACAAAAAGAAAGGGTGCAGTATCACTACTACACCCCCATTGAGCTTATCATGCTTCCCTAAAGTACTTATATACTTTATTGCCACCCTTATAGTCATCATCCTTAAACCAGAAGTTGATTGCAGACTCAACTACTTTAGTGTCAATATTATCACCAAACCATGCTTTAAGCAGCTCACAGTAGTCATGGTACTGGGCATTAAGTGCCACATATACATCAGCATGAGTTGCACTTTGTGGTATGATACCCCTATATCTCTCAGCTACTTCCTTAGCTTTAGACATATCATACTTCTCACCAACAAACTTTCTGCCACCACTAGTATGGTACATCTGTGATACCAAGTATCTTGCAGAGCTTTCATTGAAGTGATGACTTGTACTGTCATCATCCTCAAGCATCATCTTGAATAGCTTGTCCTTATCACTGGCATCAAGCTCATCCATCATATCTGCAAGTTGTGCATCACTATGTCTATTGATATAGAAATCATCATACATTCTGTCCTCAATGAAGTCTCCCATAGAGTCCCTTCTCATACCTCTCATGCCTCTACCTCTGGCATACTTCTCAGAGCCAAATACATCTTTCATCTTCCTCATAAACTCTGAGTCAGACATATCCCCTCTCTTGCTTCTCAGGTATGCTCTCATTAAATACTCATTCATATCCTTACTGTTTTGAAGTTAATATTTCCCTTAATTCAACAAGGTCTCCCTCATTAAGAACTATACTCTTGTCTGTAAATGGTATTCCCATTTCTATCCTACCTCCACCAATAAGTATATCACCAAGAGCAGGTACATTGATATGGAAAGGTTGTGTATTCATAAGAGATGTTGTCATCTCACTTATGATATTCTCAGCATCTATGTTACCACTCTCATCAGCTATCAAGTCCAAGGCATTGGTAATACCTGACAGTTTCTTCTTTAATGCTCTGGAGGCTATTGGTCTAAAGAAACTGATAACAGGATTAGTCTTAGACATATTGCTCAGTTGTACCTCGATAAAGTACTGGAGCTTCTCTATCAGTTGTATCTTGTTCATAAGCTAGCTTTAATAAATTCCTCATATGTTACCTCTGGGTGCTGTTTACTATATTCTCTGAACCTATTAAACAGTTCCATTTCCCTATTAGTCTCACTGATAATCTTATTCTTTAGCTTCTTGACTATCCTCAACTGCTTAGATAGTAACTCCTTACCCCTCTCAGTACTTTCAATTCTACCCTTTACTAGGTTAAGAATCTCAGTCTGGACTATATTCTGTAGGTCTGTATAAACCTCAGCATACTCAGGGTCTTGAAGGAGTCTAGCTTTCTGCTCCTCTGTCATAGGTATGATTTCAGCATCAATCTCATCCCATATGAGTCTTTGGGGCTGTTGCTGTCCTTGCATCTGCCTAAGCTTGTTCCTATAGGCTTCCATCTTCCTTATCTGAATGTCTATATCATCCAGACTACTATCCATAGGACTACTTCCTAAAAATACTTGATTGATTGGGTATGACATAATAAACTCATTTAACAGTTAGAGTATATAAGGGGATAGTTGCCTATCCCCCTTATTCTTAATTACCGCAGCAGCAAGGTTCACAGCAACCACAAAGAGGGTTACTTAGGCTTCTCTGAGTTACAGCAGTACCTGTAGTTACATCAGCTACTGAAACAGGATAGAAGTTGCTATTTACATAGTTGACTATCTTGTTATCAGCACAGCATCTTCTCTCAGCTTCAAGGGCTATACCAGCTTGAGCACTAGCAGCTACACCATTGATTCTCATGTCAAGAACCTTAGCTCTCCAAGGCTCAACAGCATCAGCCACTGCTTGCTTAGTTTCCAAAGCACCTATTCTAGCTGATAGAGCATCAAAGTTGTCTCTTTGTCCCTTGTACAAGTCAAAGAAAGCTTGATTCTGCTTAGCAGTCATTACATCAAAGCTATCTCTTGTAGACTTATACAGACCAAAGTCTGCATCTACCTGAGACTTGTATAGGTTAAAGTCAGCATCTATTTGAGACTTCCATAGCTGGAACTTCTCATTTACATCAACTTCCCTAGCTTCTTTAGCTTGAGTCATTGTATTAACCTTGAGACCCCACATTTCATTAGTAAGAGCCAAGGCATCCTCACATTCCTTATTCCATGCTTGGAATGCAGTAGGGCTAGATACTCCATTACCTCCACCAAGGCTAGTAGTATTGATATTTACATTCTCAGGCATACCTGAGTTACCAAACAGACCTAGACCTCTGTTTCTACCAAGTGCTAGCAGACCAAGTGCAGTACCTGCAATACCAAGTCCAAGACCTGTACCAGCTACACCCTTAGTAGCAAAAGGAGTAGTACCATAGCCATATCTACCATATCTGCCATAACCACATTCATCATAGCAGCCATACTTGTCATGATAGTAACCAGCAGGAACTTCCTTTATAGTTTCCTTCTCAACAACTTCCATAATTCTGAAATTTGTAATTTAACTTTGTATTATACTCTCTTGTAAGCTTACAGGTGCAAAGTTAAGTCAATTATTCCTGTGAGCCTATCAATGCTAAAGCCCCATATATCTTATTGATATACAGGGCTTTCACTTAGTAATATATGTATAAAACAAAAGGAGCTATACTTAGCTCCTTTACTTATAATGTTGGTCTACCATTGTGTTTGTAGAATACATCAACTATCTTCTTATATATGTATGTAATAAGGTAGGCATCTACCTCATCATTATCTCTCTGTGGTATATATCCAATATAGTCCCATATCAGGTTCTTTACATGTTCAGCCTCATGTACTATACTGCTTCCATGTTTGCTATTGATAGCTACTAAGGCTGCTCCATACTGATGTCTAGTTACTGCTCTAGGCTCTGGACCATCATCAAACATATCTCTAACCTCATTCCAATCATCATATATGACTATAGTCAGTTTATAGTCAAAGATTGGTATCATCAACTTCCTTTGTGTTATCATAATGTATCTCCTTTAATAGCTCTACTATTATATACTCTAAGCAGAACCTGCTCTTCTGCTCCGCAGAACCTGCCTATTATCATTACACTTCTGGACAAAATTATCTAGGTCTTTCCTAGACCAACTCAGTTCTTTGAAACCTGCTTCATGCTTTCCTCTAGGTAGCTTACCTTCTCTTACATAGTTATCAAAAGTAGCTCTACTTACATTCAGATACCTGCAAGCTTCATATTTGCTGAGTCTCTTCTCCCTATCAGTCAATCTCTTTAAGGTATCTACTAACTCAACAGCTTCATCCTCTGTCAGATTAGAGTTACCTGCATCAATATCATCTACTATCTTTAGTAGATACTTCTTAATTAGCTCTATCATTCCTTGCACTTCTGATGTAAATACAGTATAGCAATGGCAAATATGCCAGCCACTATAAGATATAATACTAGTAAGTTGAAGTCTGAAAGAGGAATCCCTATATACATATCTATGGTTACAAGTAATTTATGAGCTAGAATGTAGTGTATGAACATCCTATGATACTCACAAAACTTGAAAGCATAAGAAGATATGTACATAGGGACTGAAGTAAGAAATGATGTACCTGCTATATAGCTGAGTTCATCTACATAAATGTCATAGTAACTTAGTATTGCATTGAGCAACACTATAACTGCTATGAGTATTGGTATATACTTCACGCAGATTAACTCAAGTTTGTACATCATCTTATTCATGTTATTCCTCGCTTTCCGCTGTTAGTACTGTGTACTCATTAGACTCACATACTGCAATAGCCTCATTCAAGAAAGCTGCTACCTTAGCAGTATCACCAGCAGCCAGAGCTGCTTGTACTTCTTGTACCTTCTTCTTAGTAGCACCTACAGTACCATTCAAGGGTTTTGCTCTTCCCATAATTCCTTACTTTTAATTAAACAATATAGTTATTTGCTCTTTTTACCTCCAGAGCCTTTACCACCTTTTTTACCACCACCTTTACAACCACAAGCCATATCAGTAAGATTTATAAAGTTAAACATTAGCTCTCCTCAGAATCCTCAGGACACTCTGGACATTCAGGACACTTTGGTAACATAGATACCAGCTTTCCAGTGTCATCTCTCTTCATAATGTCCTTGATACTACCATCTGAGTTATCTCTTATTAGTAGTATCTCATTCTTATCAACCTCATTAGGGTCTCCCTCTACTACTCTAAAGTTAAGTATTCTCTTCATTTGTAGTCTTTATCAAGTTAAAACTGGTTTGTCTGAGTTTACAGGTAAGGTCTTTACAAGTAAGTAACATCAGCTCAGAAACCTGCTTTCTCAGTTCTTTAATCTCATCCTCTAGCTCATCATTCCTCTTTATCATCTCATCAAGTCTGCTCTTATTATCATCAGAGAGCTGCTTATAGAACTCTAGAGACTCTTTCATATTATGAATGACAGTCTGGTCTACCTCACTATTATACTTCTTCCTTGTGAAGAACCATGAAGTCCAACCTGAGGCAAAGGTAGTTACTATACCTATTAGTGCTGTAATTAGTACCCCAGTATCTATCATAGTTCCTATTAGTTAGATAGTGTATAGAATAGTACTCCCAAAGCTGTAGCTATAAACACAGGTACTGCTCCTAGTACACTAGCCAGAATATCCATCCAGCTAAATTCACTGTCAATTACTGCCTCCTTAAACCATGAAAACATAGCCACTGGGATAAGCCCTATAAATGGGAATGCTATAGTAGAAGCATCAATAACACCCTCTTGCAATGTAGCCACTATTGTAAATAGTGCTGTTATAAGTCCACCAATGGAGAAGTGCAACAGCTTGTCTACACCAATCTTTGTAATTAGTTCGTTAAATGTCATACCTTAAAAATTTTAATAAGTTTGTAACCTCCAAGTGCAATAGCTGCTCCTCCCAATATCATTAGACATACTTGCCAGTTATGTAGCTTGTTAACCTCCTTAGTGACTTCTACAGTCTTGACTACTGTTATGGTATCAGTAACATTGACAGTATCTCTTAATTCCTTGACTTTATATAGGTACTTGTACTTTTCTAGGAACACAGTATCACCCTTTTCTCTTATGATAGTACTGTCATTCCTATATAGAGTATCAACAGACACCCTATCCCTGTACTCAACCTTAACTCTATCTACAGGAACTTCAACATACTTAGTAGCAGCACAACCACTCAGTAGGATGCCTAGCAGTACAACTAATAATAACTTCTTCATAATGCTGCAAAGGTAAGTAAAATAAATCACCTATACAAGAGTATAAGTGATTTATTTATAAAATACTTTATTGTGCTATAATAGTAAAGTCAAAGTTGATATTAGCCAGAGAACCATTACTATGTGTAACAACAGTAAACCCACTATTACCTAGGCTACCTTTCAATATAGATGCTGATACCTCAGCATTGTTCTCAGAGAATGGAGTTAGCAATACTTGATAATAGATATTTGGGAAGTACTTACCACCAGATAGTGCAATCCTTGTAAGTCCAGTACCAATATTAGTTACTGTAACCTCAACATTCTCATGTACTCCAGGCAATACTAGTGTAGGTGTAGAACCACTATATGTAACATTACCAGAGTTCATGAATGCCATAGATGTAGGAGCATTACTTACAAGTGTACCATATTCTCCAACAACCCCAGACTCTCCGCTGACAATAGGTCTATAGTGGAAATCTGACCCATTAACTATAAATGCCTCTCTTTCACCATCAGCCCTCTTTGATACAAGTAAGTGGACATATCTACCCTTCTCAATATTCAAGGTAGCAGGTAGCATTATGTAATTACTATCAGACCATCCTGTACCATTAAAGGTCATATCATGGTCAGTAGCATTATATATGCAAAACTCATAATAGTCCTCATCGTCATCAAACTGATAAGTCAAGCTTCCAGAAGATGTTGATGCTCCTGTATATATGTAATTTCTGCATTTGTTAGTTACCTCCAAGCTAGGAGATGTGAATATTGTATAACTCATCTGGATATTACCCTTAACAAGTATATTGTTAGCAGTTATATTACCCTCAGAGTCAAATAGCAGTTTACCAGCAGCCAAGTGTCCAGCTCCTGTCTTGAAGTTGAACATGATATTAGGTGTGAATGAGCCATCATAGATATGGTCTTCATCAAATAACTGATACTGCATAGTAGAAGCATTTGATGCACTAGGATTGATACCTTGCTGTGAGAACATATAGTCTCCATTAAACACTGCACTACCTATAAGACCATTGGCTATAATACCTACCTTTGCAAAGATAGCATCATATAGGTCAAACTTCAACCAGTATGAGCCTCCATTATCCTGATAGTCCTGAGAAGGAGTCTTATTACCTTGTTCAGTACCTAGCCATGTCATCTGTGCATTAAGCACATAATAGTTATTGTCTGTCTCATCCAGCACATAAGGGGCTTTATATTCATCAGTAGTATAGCTTGTAGTATTACTATATACACCAGCAGGATATACTAATTGCCCCTTTCTACCATCCTGACCAGGAAGTCCTGTAGGTCCAGTTGGACCTTGAGGTCCAGCAGGTCCAGTATCTCCCTTTGGACCTTGTTCACCTGCTTCACCACTTATCCTTACAGGTGTACTCCAAGTACCACTAAGAGTATCATCTGGGTTGATAGTAGCAGTAGTCATCCACAAGTAATAGCCACTATTAACAGCAGGAGGCTGAATTGACCAGCCAGCGGGAGTTCTTACTGAACTGTTAAGTGCTGGAGCTGTAGTTGCAGACTGATTGACAGCAAATCTGAACTCAGTTTTCTTACCATCCTGTGCTACTCCATCCTGACCATTGACAGGTAGTACTTCTGACCACTCTGTTACAAGGTTAGTTGAACCATCTACAGTACCTATACATTGCCACCATTGACCACTATCATCTGGATAATCTACCCATCCTGATGGTACTAAAGCTGTACCTGTTGGTTTATCTGGCTTAGTCTCAGACTTCTTATATACATAGGTCTTATAGTTAGGTGCTGTACCTGTAGCACCATCTCTTCCTGGTTCACCTTTCTCTCCTTGTGGTCCTTGTTCACCCTGCTCTCCCTTGTTACCTTTATCTCCTTTAGCACCTCTAGGCAGTCCAAAAGAGAAGTTAAGTTGAGTACCAGTCACATTTACTGATGCTGATGCAGTCTGAGAGTCTTGTGCAGTAGCTACAGCACTAAATCCTTCTATAGAGCCATCCTCACCTTTTTCTCCCTGAAGTCCTTGAGGACCTGTATCACCTTTCTCTCCTTTAGGTAGACCAAACTTGAATTGTATTTCATTGCCTACCATAGTAGCCTCAGCACTGGCTTGAGCAGATTGACTTACCTGCACAACTCTAGCAGTATAGTCTGGTGTCTCAATGTCTGTTTCTATCTTCTTCCATTGAGCACCATCATACCACATGACAGTGCCATTTATCACCATTACAAGTCCCTTATCAAAAGTACCTGTATATTCAGCAGTACCACCATCTTCAAACTTGTTGATACCTATTATATTAGTGTTATTACAAGTAATAACTCCATTATTAAAGCTACCTCCCTTGAATAGCAGAGTACATTTCTCTGGCAGTTCAATAACTGCACCTCTTAGGTTGAAGTTATATCTTACCTCATAGATAGTATGGTCACTGCTAACCATATCTGATGTAAGTACATTCTCACCATTTATCCAGTTCTTTCTGAGTATCTTGTAGCCAAGACCAGAAGTTTCTGGGTCATACTCCCTATCCTTGAAGCTCAATACCATACAATCTTGTGTCAAGTCCTCCTCATCAGGTAGGTTTGTTATAGTATTGTTGCTGCCTAACAGCTCTTTAAGAGCTGGACTAAGATGGTCAGGAAGGATAGCTCCATTAGGAATCTTACTAGCATTACTCTTAACATACTCAAGGTCAGGTATAACC